GCTATTGCAGATTTTAAGAAATTATAGTGGAAACATTACCACTTCTAATACTCTGTCTCATTTGTTATGGAATGGGATGGTTTAGCGGATGTATGGTAAATAACAATAAAAAAGACAAGGAGTCATAATGGCTAAAAAAGAAAAAAAACAAAAGCCTGTTTTGAATCTAGACGATAAAGAGTACGTAATCGAAGATATGTCAGATGAACAGAAGCAAATGATTAATCATATTAATGATATGCAGAATAAACTTAATACCAATGCGTTCATGAAAGAACAATTAGAAGTTGGTAAAGAGGCATTCATTAATATGCTTCGAGGAGCTCTTAAAGCTGAAGAAGAACCTGAAGTAGTAGAAGCTGAAGAGGTAGAAGCGGAAGCATGATTATAAGAAGGTGTAGTCAGGGCAATCGCATACGCATTTATAGAAATGCAACTCCGGGTATTACTCGTACAAAGAAATATCGTGATGGTAGTACGGAAGTCCTGACTTATCCTTCGTCTTATAATTATTTTGTAGAAGTAGATGGTGAAATAGAAAAGAAGACTAATAGTTTTAAAACTGCTGAAGAGTATTATGATGCTGAATGCGCTAAGAAACATAGCGATACGCATGGAAGATTGGTTATAGGTAAGACAAAATTGATAAATGGTGTTGCAACAGTAAAGGAAGATTATCCATCTTCTTCAGATAATAAAGATACTATAAAGTCTTTTTTAAGCGCTAGAAGTATAGAATATTCTTCAAGTGATACAAAAGATGATTTATTAAGAAAAGTAAGTGAATTGTAATGTCAAAGAGTTCTTTTATTAATTGGGAAAATGCACCTGTAGGGAAAGAAGGATTTATTGCTTTGTTTGTATTTATGAGCGGTTTAGTTGGTGAAGGCTTTTATTTTTATAATCGCTTTCTTGAATTAGAAACAAATATGCTAGAAGCTAATAATAAGATTGAAGAATTATTATCGAAGCACATTGAAAATGAAGAACAGGAAATTGCAAAACTTGAAGAGAGAGTAAAGTTTTATGAAAAAGAATTTAATATTAATCCTTTAAGCTGGCGGAAGAAAAAAAAATAATGGGAAAAATTGTGGAACATAGTTCAAGTTTTACTTTGTTAAAAACTGACGTTGATTATAAACAAAAATTTGAAGAAACATTAGAAAAATTTAGACATGAAGACTTGCAAGATAAAGTCGCAAGACATTGGATAGCTCAATCTATGTATGATATATTATTAAAGGATACATCAAATAGATGAAGAAACTATTATTATTTTTATTTCTTTTAAGCTGTCAAGATAATTATATGACAATTGAGAAGAGAATTATAGATGCTGAAAATAAAGTACCAGTATATTTTTATGCAGAAGCAGAACAAGCTGAATTAAATACGTGGCGCCCGGTGTTTATTTATTATATATATTTGATAGAAGAGGGAAATTATGAAGCATATTTTCACGCGTATTGTATGCAGGGAGATTCAATTATTTGGTCAGGAATACAGCCAATTTCAATAGAAGGCGGAAAGAAAGTATGGGGAGAATATGTGAGTGATGCAAGTTTTACTCCTCAGAATATAGCTAATGTTACTCCAATGGCTTATGTAAGTGTGGAGTATTAATAATATAAATGGGAATAATATATGGCAGAAATGTATGCAGAATATGGCGTAGTAGGCGTTATGGTCATACTATTTTCTGGAATGCTTTATTGGTTTAGGGGATTCGTTGACACACTCATTAATAATAAAATGGAAGACCTTGAATCTGAAATAAAACAGGTGCAGGAAACAGCTCAAGATGAAATGCAACAGAATAGGGAAATTTTAGTGAAACTTATTGATAGGTGGAATAAAGAAGCTAATAGTGCAGACAGAAGACATGAAAGTTTGATTGAAAATGCTGAAAGAAGACATGAAAAATTAACATTTGAGTTGAGAACTCAAAGTGAAAGTCTTAACTTTTTAAGAGGAAAGTTGGATAAAAGTTGAAGAAAATGAAAAAAACAAGAATCGGTAATGGTAGAGGAACTAAGAGAAGATTTAAATCTTATCGCGGTCAAGGCGGAAGAAAGCGATGAATAAGTCTGAAGTAGATAACTGGAGAGTTACTATGCAAAGTAGGATGGAAGAATTAACTGTCCTAAATGCAAAACATAATCAAGATATTATGTATGTAAAAGAATCTGTAGATGAATTAAAAGAATTAATTAAAGAACAAAATGGTCGAGTAAGAGAATTAGAGGGTAATATGTCAGGTGTAAGAGCCATAGGGGCAATGTTATCAGTTGTATTCTCAAGTTTATTTGGCTATTTATTTACGAAAGGGTAAGTATGGATATTAAAAAAATGCTAGTTGAGCTTGCAGAATCTCAAGCTGATAAAGTAAAAGATGATATGATGAGTCAATTAAATTCCAAAGAAATGGAAAAAAAGATTGCCTCAGCTATCAATGCTAAAATAGACATTCCGTTTGTATCGGAAGATAAGGAGCAAATATTCTTTGAAAAAGTCGTTGATGTTGTTACTGATTTGTTGCATGGTCTTTTTGAGGGGAAATAGTTTGTTAAACGAACCTCAAGTAAAAGATTTGATTAAAAGAGTTCTAGATAGTATGGATTTATACTCTCCAGAGGCTCTAGATTTAGTCTATAAGACTGGAAAAGTAGAAAGTGGATACAAGTATCTACGCCAGATAAAAGGGCCCGCCAGAGGTCTTTTTCAATGCGAATCATGGGTAGCTGTAGATATATGTAAAAACTATCTAGCTTATAGAAAAAAGCTAATGAAGAAAGTTGCGGAAGCTACAAATGTTAAAATATCTTATTTTGTAGACCCAAAAGAAGAAGACTGGGATTTTATATTAGAAACTAATATAGCCGCTCAGATAGCTATGTGTCGCTTACATTATAGACGCATACCTAAACCTCTTCCATCTAGCGTTGAAGGACAAGCTGAATATTGGAAAAAGTATTATAATAGTATGGCAGGGCGCGGTACTGTAGAGGATTTCTTAGTGAGGTCAGCCTAGTGCCAAAGCAAACATTTACATTAAATGATTTCTCTGGAGGTTTAAATACAGTAAAAGACCCTAGAGACATTGCTATGAATGAGATGTCAGCAGCTACTAATATAATGGTAGATAAACAAGGAGCTATACGCACTGTTGGTAAGTGGGTTGCTCATAGTACTGTGCAGTCTCAAGCTGCTACGCTTTCTGGTGGTTATGGTATAGCTATATTAGAGTCTGATTATGAAACACAGCTTGTATCCTTAACAGGAACCAGTAATTTTGATTTTAGTTCTATAAAAGGTAGCGGAAGTGCTATAACTCTTGGTAATGACCGTTACATAACAAGGGCTAATTATAATTCTAGTTTTTCTGGTGACGGCTCTCATGTTACAGTAACGACTACAGGAACTCATGGTCTTGCAGTTAATGATGGTGTATATATTATAGAAACAAGTTCAGATATATATGAAGGAAATCGAAAAGTAACTCATGTTCCAAGTACAACAACATATAAATTTGCTGATTCGGGCACTACTAATCCAACAAATAAAGGCGCTACTTATCACAGGTTAGGTCGTTCTAATCAAGAAGGTTCTAGCGCTCAAGGAGCTGGAGGAGGTTTGGTTCCGGGTAGTGAAATATTAGTTACAGGTAGTGATAATAATGATGGTTATTATACAGTTAAATCTAGCAAGGTAAACGATACTCAAATAATAGTTCAAAAAGATTTAACAGCAGAAGCTGATGAAACTGCTACTATAGTAACTTTACCAAAAGAAGATTATATATTATTATTATCTGATGCTGATAATGGAAAAATAGATACATATTCTAAAAATAAAGATACATGGACAGCAGACCAAATTACCATTGATTCCACAGGTGGAGAATTAAGTTTATCTACTAAACCTGTTTACTATGCTGTTGATAATGCTGTAAGAACAAGTGATGCTAATTTTGACCTTGGAAATAATACTAAATGGTTTGGCTTTATTAAAAGAACGCATTTTGAAGGATGTACCGCTGAAGATAAATTTTTAAATTGGTTTGAAAAAGATAATAAACTTTCTCCTCCTACAGATGGAGCTGTTGGAGATACTTATCCAGCGGCTAATGCCTCTACAGGTGCT